TCCATACCTCGCATGGCTATGTTTCTTTCTATTATTCGTCCTGCAAAACGTCATCTAGCTGGATTGTCGTGGAAAGAAGTTGCCGTAAGTATATGGGATAAGCCCGACGGCGAAGGATATTTCTTTAAAAAGGCACACGCAGTAAGTTATGCACAATTAGTAGCGGTTCATATGAATATATTAACCGAGTCGGCGAACTAATTGTACAACACGACGCTTAGTACGTTTGTTGGCTAGATTAGCAAGACATACAACATGACCTTGCTGTTCTTTGATATCTTTTACATTTAAAGTTACTAAACTATATCTAAAATCACTCCAGGAATTCTTTAAGAAAATATTGATGGGAATTAACCTGTTTGATTCCCACCACCATATATCTGCTTGTTCAAGAAATTGTCTTTTGTGTTCTTCGGATTTTAGTTTATTAAAGGCATAGATGCTGATGATATCGCCGTCAAAATTTTGTACAACGCCGATGTACTCGCTGTGTGTATACTTTATGAAGCTTAAGAAGGGATAGGTTTCTAACAATTGTTCCAAACTTTATGACATAAATATTGTAGAGACAGGGGTGAACGTGCAATCAATCTCGGGATATTTATATAAGCAAACCATCGAGCTGATAATTATGGATTCTGGCCCCCATACGGAGAATACTCTAGTGTATGCTAAACCCTTACAGATCTACAAAGGTATTGATAATAAGATTAGATTGATGATCAAAAATCAAGATCAAAAACTACAGAATCTATGGAATACTACTATCATCTTTAATCTAATTTCAAGTGAAAATCACGAATTAGTTTTTAATCGTGTTTGTCGTGTTACCATTGATAAAGGCATTGCTACACTAACACTTGAAGAAGCAGATCTTAACGATGTTGCTGCCGGTATCTATAATTACAGTGTTAAATTAATAAGTGGCGAAGGTGAAACAAAAATAGTTTATGCAGATGACAATTATAATGCTCAAGGGCAAGCTAGAGTCAATGATACTGTATATCCACAGTTTTTTCCAAGTTTGCAACCAAACTTAGGTCCATTCTATAACAATAATCCCAGTGCTAATGGATTTTCAATATCCAATCAGATGTTTACGGATGTTATGAATGTACTTGATCGAGTTAAATCTAGATCTGTATTGCAAACTGTTCAATATTATGGCACAGACTTTATTGGGACCGTGGTAATTCAAGGTAGTCTAAGTGCTACAATGACAGCATATCCAGATGATTGGTTTGATATCGATACTCAAACTTTTAATGGATTAAGTGGTTGTCAATTTAGTAGCTTTGTTGGTAAGATTGGTCTAGTTAGATTTAAGATCACAACTGTTGATGGAACTCTAGACAAGATACTTTACAGACCATAAATTGCTTTAATTGTGGGTTGGTGATAAATAGATGTATGAAATACATTTATAAGATAACCAGCCCTTCGAATAAAGTTTACATTGGGCAGAGTACTACATCTATAGAAAAAAAGAAAAGATGGTACGAAAAAACATCTTGTAAAAATTCTTTTAGACCTATAATGAACGCTATTCAAAAATATGGTTGGGATAATATGATTTTTGAAGTAGTTGAAGAAAGTGATAAATGGACTAAAGAAATATTAGACGAAAGAGAAATTTATTGGATTCAATTATTTGATTCAATAAATTTTGGTTATAATTTAACACCGGGCGGCGACGGTGTTGATTCTAAGACTGCGAGAGTTTTAGCTAAAAGACATCATGATAATATGAGTTTTGATAAAAAAGAACAGAGATCAAACAATTGTTCGAAAGGCCAGTTAAAGCGTTTCAAAAATTTTCCAGAGACTACTGATACAAAAATTAAAAAGAAAAAAGCACATCAAGGGAATTATAAAATTATAAGTCCATGTGGAGTTGAATTCATTACTACTGAAGGACTTAAAGAATTTGCTATTCAAGTTGAAATGTTGTATAATGTAACATATTGGCAACTCTATGATGCTTATCGACGAAGCTATAATGGAATTATCATATCTAAGAAAAGAAAAGATTCTAATAATTGGAAAGTGTTTAGGTTAGATGAACCTAATTCAACAAGAAGTTCTAAACGCATGGACATCAAGAAGGAAAACTAAACGTTCGCAATCTGGATGGATTTCTGGGAACGCAGTTTGCTGTAATCACAATGGACACAATATAGATTCTAAAGGAAGGGGTGGTATTCTTCCTACAGTAGATCAAGGAATTTCTTGGCATTGTTTTAACTGCGGATTTACTGCTGGATGGCAACCAGGTCGTCGCATCACACTTAAGATGCGTAAGCTACTGGGATGGATGGGTGTAAGCGAAGACGAAATTCGCCGTCTTAGCTTATTTGCTCTCAGTAATCTTGACACAAGCTTAGATATTAAAAAGGAAGTTATTAAAGAACTTCCAAAATTTGAATGTAAAGAAGTTTGCCCTGGACAGGATCTAATAGATTGGTTTATTATGGAGGATATTAATGCTGAGGATATGGCACAAGCAGAAGCTATGGTATCCTATTTAGATGATCGCGGCATTGGTAACAAAATTGATTATTTCAAATGGCATAATAATCGTACTACACATATGTACAATCGTGTATTAATTCCATTTACTTGGTTAGGTAAAGAAGTTGGATATAGCGGGCGTAGTATTGTTCCTGCTAAACGTAAGTATTACACTGAACATCCACCACACTTTGTATTCAATTATGATAGACAATTACAAGATGCTAAGTTCTGTATCGTTGTTGAAGGTGCTTTTGATGCAATTGCTGTTGATGGGCTTGCAGTATTAACCAATGAATGTAATGAGTCTCAGGCTATGATTATCGATAGCTTAAATCGCGAAGTTATAGTTGTACCTGACAGGGATAAAGCCGGTATGACTTTAGTTAGAGATGCAATGGATTATGGATGGAACGTGGCATTTCCAGAATGGGCACACAGTATTAAAGATACATCAGACGCAGTTAAACAATATGGTCAATTATTCACAATGAAAAGCATATTGGATAGTGTAGAAACAAGTAATCTTAAGATACAGCTTAGGATGAAGAAATGGTTCTAGACTTTCAACAAAGGATAAGTGTATAATAAGCAATGGCAAATACTTACGAAACTGGAATACAAAAGTTATTTCTGGAAATGATGCTTCAGGATCCACAGAGTTTTGTCCGTGTTCAAAATATCTATAACATAGAAAACTTTGATCGTAGTTTGCGAACTCCAGCCGAGTTCATTAAGGATCACTGTCAAAAGCATAATACTATGCCCACATTTGAACAGATTAATGCTGTGTGCAAAACTAATTTTCAATCTGCGCCGGGTTTAAATGAAGAGCATTATAACTGGTTCCTTGATGAGTTCGAAGGCTTTACTAAGCAAAAAGAACTCGAACGTGCCATCCTTAAGGCAGCAGACTTATTAGAAAAAGGTGAGTATGATCCAGTTGAAAAATTAATTAAAGACGCAGTGCAAATTAGTCTTACCAAAGATATGGGTACAGATTACTTTTCTGATCCCCGAGGGAGATTAATGAAGATTAAAGACAATAATGGTCAAGTAAGCACAGGTTGGCTTAACTTAGATAAGCTACTGTATGGTGGATTTAACAGGGGCGAACTTAATATCTTTGCAGGCGGATCTGGCAGTGGCAAGTCACTATTCATGCAGAATATTGCAGTGAATTGGTCACTGATGGGATTGAATGGTGTTTACGTAACGCTGGAACTCAGTGAAGAATTAACCAGTATGCGTATTGATAGTATGCTTGCTAATATCAGCAGTAAGGATATTTTTAAAGAAATTGATTCAGTTGATATGAAAATTCGTATGCTTAGTAAGAAAGCAGGTGGGCTACAGATCAAATATATGCCAGCACAGAGCAACGTAAACGATATCAGAGCATATCTTAAAGAACTACAAATTAAATCAGGTAAAAAATTAGACTTTGTTATGCTTGATTATATGGATTTGTTGATGCCAGTCAGTGCTAAAGTAAGCCCTAGTGACTTGTTCGTTAAGGACAAGTATGTAGCAGAAGAAGTTCGCAACTTAGCTAAAGAACTACAGATGTTGTTGGTAACAGCAAGTCAGTTGAACCGTAGTGCAGTTGAAGAAATTGAATTTGATCACAGTCATATTAGTGGCGGTATCAGTAAGATCAATACAGCAGATAACTTATTTGGTATCTTTACAAGTAGAGCAATGCGTGAGCATGGCAGATATCAATTACAGTTGATGAAAACTAGAAGTAGTAGTGGTGTAGGTCAGAAAGTAGAACTTGAGTTTGATATTGATACACTACGTATTCGTGATGCACCCGAAGACGATGCACAAGGTCGGAAACCAACTAGTATTATGAGTCAAATTAAGCAACAGAATATATTACGTCCAGCACCAGAAACATCAGTACAACCAACTGGGAAAATAACAGCAGATGTTAATAGCAGTAAGTTAAAGCAGATGTTAGCTAATATCAAATCGACTAGTTGATACCATAAATATAACGGGGATAGAATTGCGAAAGACAACTCGTAGTATACTTGATGAAATTAGCACAATGGGCCCATCTCATGATAAGAATCTTGTCATTGAAAGCCGTGCTAACCATATCATCAATAGTGCTATCAACTTAATCCAAATGATCAAAGAATCATACGATGATGAGGATGCTGATGAATTGGAAAGGCGTCTAATAAATAGTATTAGAGGCAAGGACCCCAATAAGTTTATCAGAGGTCTTCGTAGGATTAGAGATGAAGATTAATCAAATTGTATTAAGCGAGAGTTTTTGGGGTGACATGAAAGATGCTTTCAATAAAGGCCGAAAAGATTATATCGCTAAAAGAGCAGCAGAGATGGGTATGAGTGTACAAGATCTTGCTCAACAGACGCAACAACATACTACTCCTACTTCAGTACCAAATGTTCCCAAGCCAGACGCACCAAAACCCACTGTTGCCCCACGTAGAAATATTCAAGTAATTAAAAAAGAAATAAGTTCACTGTCTAAAAAACAACAAATGAACATTTATTACGATTTACAAAACAGATTATTTTAATCTTTTTAATAAATATTATTAGCGTATAACGCAAATAATTGGAGATTAAAATGGCGGAAATTTATCGTAAGAATGGCGACGTCGGTGCAATTGGTACTTTCGTAAGCTTCATTGGCAAGACACCAAAGTGCTATGGAATTAAGCTTCTAAGCAATGATTTATCAACAGCAGCTAACCTACAGCCTGAACTAGGTCCAAATGATGCAGTACAAGGCATCATGAAGCGTTTAACTGGTAATGCAACTATCCTAGGTTATCAGATTGAAAACGTAAATACTGGCAACCTAAGTGTAATGTTCGAAGCACCAAGTGAATTAACAGCAACTCAAATCCGTGACATCATTCGTACTGGCGGGGTAGCTGG